CACTGCTGCACTGAGCTTTGCTTTATTCGACATCATTCACCCCGGGCAGCTTTGCGGCGATCCGCTTTGATTTGGAAATAGAGGTTGGTAAGAAAGGTGAGTAAGCCAAACAGTAAACTACCGATCACACCTATAGCGGCCCATTGTTCGGGTGAGTAACCGTCAAGAAGTCTTCTGAACCAGTAAATGGCACTACCCCCCGATGCGCCATAGGAGATACCAGTAGTTAATTTGTCCATGCGATACATGCTCTCACCTCGCGTAGTTAGCGGGTGCTGTGTGTTTGAAAAGGGTAAGTCCGTCGGGACGATTAACAAGAAGGCGTGTCGATGATGGTTCTAGGAGCCTGAAATGAAAAAGCCAGCGACAGGCTGGCAATGTGAGGGTCAGGCAATGAGCAGGGTATTATTTAGAACCAAGCGACCTATAACCTAGCTAAACAGATGATATTTGTGTAAAAAGATGACATCAATCAGCAGGTGTCCATCGTGAAATACATTCGGCTAATTTTAAAGCTCATAACAGCATCACTTTATGTGTTTCTGGTTGTTTTTGGCTCTGGATTTGTAGGTTCGAGTACAGCCAATGCAATTAATCTTGAAACACTTAACCTAAATTACTCATTAATCGCAAAGGACTCGGCGATATACGCACTCTGCGCAACTGGTGCGACATTGATTGTTCCACCTGTCCTATATTTAATCCAGCATTATGTCTGGCCAGTGTTGAAGTTTATAGGATTAAAGATTCGCTACTTCTTCCATGGATACTAAAAGCCTCGCACAGTAACGAGGCTTCACTTAATTTTTATCCTGTTACAGCTTTGGCTCTTCAATACGTTCGCTTAGCACTTCGACCTCTCCATTGTTGGCGAGATCATCTCCACGAGTCACATACCATGCGCCGTAAATAGTTTCACCCGACTCTAAATCGTCGATTTTTTCGTGCACGTAGTAAGCGATCTGCCTGCTACCATTGTACTGAATCCAGTAATAGCCTTCTCTCATTATTCCTCCCCTCTCCGATATAGAAAGTATAAGAGGCAATGAATAGTGATGGTTTTAGAAATTCTTAAATCGCTATTAAGCAAAAAGCCCCACGGGGTTAACCGCAGGGCTTTAAACGAAGGCAATAACCCATCGTTAGAGCAAAATTACCACAGATTCGGGAAAAGTAAATAGCTCACGATAAATTCACGCCCTATTTTGTTATCTGCTTGAGTTGCGCATCAGCCCAAGCCTCTTCGATATCAAACTTGGTGATTAGCTGATCGTAAAATGGCTTAACTGACTTCTTCCAGGTATCGAGGCTTATTGCATCCGTTATCTGACACACCGCAGCGTAAGCCTCAGTTGACGGGATACGCTCATACCCACGACCACTGCAGCGCTTACAGTCTGCCAGAACCGGAACGCCCTGCTGTTCTGTAAGAGCCTGATTAACGGCTTTCCCGCGTCCATGGCAATCTCTACAGGCACAACTAACTACCTTCTTACCCTTACACTGAGGGCAGTGAACGCGCGCTACCTCCCTGACCTGCCTCCGTACCTCATACTCGGAAGGGCGAATATTTTCGACACCCATGTGCAAAGACATATTCGCGAACTTCTTCTCTTTTGCCGGCGTGTGGGACTTCATGCTGAAAACCTCAGAGTCAATAAACCCTGCCCCTTTGCAGCCATCGCATTGCTTCACGCTGGCGGCGCTACGGGAATAGTCCTCGAACGCGAAGCTGGCCAACTGATGCATTACCAGTGGTTTAATCTCTGCGTCAAGCTTCCGTAATACCGCCACCCGATCGCACCGGGTCAGCGCGTACTGAGCCAGCAGTTCGATCGCCCTCTCCCGGTCATTGTTGCTGATGCCCATCTTCCCGAGAAAGGCGCTGTAACCCAAGGCTGCCCGTTCCTGCGTCATGCCCATAGCGGCCATGATATCCGTCCCGGTCAGCGAATCTGACCCTGTGGCGCGCGGAGAGTCGCTAATAAGCGTCGACTTGGCGAAGTGGTATTTCACGGTGTTTTCGAGGTTCATTAGGCTGCTCCTGCTGAATGATAGATACGAACAAAATTACGAAGAATGCGGTAATCCACCAGCACCGATCCCCGGTAGCGGTAAATACGAAGGCGCTGCCAGCGCGCGCGTAGTATCTCAAGCGTTTCTGGCTTCATCTGGCCTCCTCGATAATGATTTGCCCTGTTTCTCCCCAGATTTTGGTAACCCGTCCGTCCCAAACATGGCTATCCTCGTCAAAC